AGGAGAGTAAATGGAAAAACAGTTAATCGTTTTGATGGGATTAGCTGGTTCAGGAAAAAGTACTTATGTTGATATGTTTTTGAGGAATGATCACCAAGTGCTATGTGCTGATGATGTTAGACTAGCTCTTGGTAGTTCATATAATTTAAAAACTGAACCAGTTGTATATATGATTCTTGATGTACATTGTAGAGCATTGATGATAAGAGGATTACCAATTGTCATTGATGCTACCTCATGTCAAGAATATGTTGTTAAAAAATATAAAAACCTCGCAGATGAATATGGGTATAAAATAACTGGTGTACATATTGATACTCCATGTTATCTCTGCATTGAAAGAAGAGATGGAATAATACCTGCTACTAAAATAAGAGATCAAGAGAGTGATCTTGATAATTTACTTGAAGTTAAAGATAAATATTTTGATGAAATTATAACTATTAAAGGAGATTCTTAATGACAGATTTACCTGATATCCAGGGAGATAAACCAGCTATTCAAATTCCAATTATGGAAGTTGGTGTAGGAAATGTTCAAGTACCATTTAATTTGGAAAGTAAATATGGTGGTATGAAGTCCATGGTTGCTAATGTTTCAATGAGAACTAATCTTGATGGTCAAACAAAAGGCATTTCAATGTCAAGGTTAGTTAGAACATTGAAAAAATATTTGGATCTTCCATTGAAAAAGAAATTGATAGAAGAGATTTTGAAGGATTTGATGAAAAATGTTGAATCTACTGAAAGTTATATGAGATTTGATTTTCTCTATCCAATTATCAGAAAGTCGGTATTATCTGATAATGAATTTCCAATCTTTCATAAATGTAGGTTTGAAGGAAGAATGGTTGGAGATAATTTCAAATTCTTTCAGGGAGCAAATGTTCAATATGCAAGCTATTGTCCATGCAGTGCTGAACTATCAAAGGATTTAAGGAGTAAAGGAAGTAATGGATTTCCTCATGCTCAAAGATCATATGCAAACATTTTAATTGAAGGTGAGAAATCATCATACATCTGGCTTGAGGACATTATTGAGTTGGTTGAACGAGCTATTAAAACGATCCCATATCCTATTATCAAACGGGTTGATGAACAGGAAATAGCTCGTATTGCTGCTGAAAATCCAATATTTGTTGAGGATGCAATTAGACAAATAAGTATACATTTGGATCAACTTCAGGCATACGATTGGATTGTTAAATGTACTCATGAAGAAAGTATCCATACTTCAGAAGCTATTGCAGTAAATTGGAAAGGCATTACAAATGGGTTTGATTATAAGTACTTTCTGTAGGAGGATATTATGGTAGCAGTACCTTTCTATGATTATAAGTTAAAAATTAAAAGACCAACTGCTACTGAGAAATTATATAGAGCAAATGTTGTGGTTTCTCACGGGATGGATGGTTTAGAAATTATTAAATGTAGATATTATGAACCAATAAAAAATCCAAGTCTTCCATATGTAATTGATTTATTAGTTACTTCTTACTTGAATAGTGATTTAACTAAAGATCTTACTCCATCAGCAATGATGAATGTTCCTATTAAAGAAGATTTGAGAAAAGCATTTAATGATGTATTGATTAAACATGGATTAGAAAGGAGTAAATATGGGAATGAAAAAACATCTAGTCATCTTTAATGAAGACTGGGCAGATGAATTTGATATGCACGGTTTTGAAGTAATGGATGATGAAGAACTTGAAGCATTTAATAATGGGATTGATAATGCTGAATACCCAGTAGAAGCAGGATTCGGTACCAATGAATCTTTTATATGGGAATCTTCAGATCAAGTTAGACAAGCATTTACTATAACAGAAATAAGTGCAATAGAAGTTGGTGTTCTTACAAAGTTATTTGATGGAGAATTTGGATATGTACCTGAATGTTGTTCTTGGTCTAAATAATTTATCATAAAGCAAAAGCTTAGTAATTAATATATTTAGATGGCTATTCTTAATTGGATAGTCATCTAAATAAAAAAGGAGATTATATGGTTAAGAAATTATCCAAAACTGGTAGAACTAAATTTGAAATTGATAATTTAGATCATGGTTTTGTACATGAAGCTATTGATCATTATAAAAAACATGTTACAAAATCTGAATTTCCCAATAGATCTATAATGACAAAGGAATTTGTTTTAGGTAGACTTGAGAATTTAAAGAAGTCTTTGACTGTAGGTGAATAATGGGTTTACATCATTTTGGAAGTAGAAGTTCATATGATGATAAAAATGTATCACCAGGATGTAATATTAATGAATATGATGTTGAATCTGATTGTAGTACTTGTGAATTTAAAAATCTTCCTAATCCAGACCCATCTAATTATGAAATTAAAAGATGGAAAACAATTGGGGGATATTTATTAATAGAAATTAATTATCCTGATTGTGAAAATTATGAAGGTGATAAAATTCTATTATATAAGGATGTTATTTTAAATCAGTTAACAGATCAAAAATTAATAGATCCTCATTTTTCAAATAGTGATATGTTTATATCTCCTATAGCCAGATTTAGACCAGATAAAAATGGTTGGAAAATGGGTATTAAATTAATGGAGGTTATTGATGGATATCGGTAAAACATTAATGCTTTTATCAGAATGTAATGTTGTTATTGGAATGAGTAATGAAGGAACCATGAAGTTGATAAAAAATAATTCCAATAATGAAATAAGATGTCTTGGCGATGGGTTGAACATACTTTTTGATTTATTTAATCAGGAAACTCAATTTGATTATTTTAATGAAGCATTTAAAGTTGATTTTGAGAAATTAATATTGAAGCATATGAAAAGGATGGATTTTAATGGCTGTCAAATTATCTCTACGGAAGAAGGATTATGGGCTTCCACTGGGTAAAACCATAGATAAAATTGCTCAGTATCCTTATTATTATGGTAGATTTAATAAGAATTCTCCAAAAGAATATGAATACAAAGCAACTTTTCAAAGAATAGATACTGATAAATTAAGATTAAGACGTGGTGATATGATAAGATTTTCTCCTGCTGATTATCGTGGTGGTTTTGGAAAAAAAGTTAGGGGAGAATTTGGAGTAATTCTTGAACGATATAGAATTATAAAACGAAAGTTAAATGGTACATATAAAGATTATTATGCAGTAGTTTTAATAACTTCTGGTGAATTAAAAGGACAACTACAACATGTAGGTTGTCATAAATTATCATGTTTAAGTAAAAACATTTAAGGAGAATAAACAATGGCTAAAGAGAAGAAACATGTAGCAAAAACCCTGAAAACTATCCTCGACAATCCCGCAATGCAGTTTATTATGGATAGAACACTTCCACTCGACGATGTAATTCCAATGGTTCAAAAATATTGGAGTTATGATATGTACAATCGAAAACCCGGACCAGCATTACAGGATGGTGTATTTGTAGGCACTGATCTTGATCTTGCTTGCTTTCTTACAGCATTGGCAGAGAGAGGAGCAGTTCTCAATATCCCGAGATACAAATCAATGCGTCCTAAGACGGTTAGAGAAGGAGAAAGAATCTCATCTTCAGAAAATCGTCATGGAAAGATTCTCAATCTAGTTGCAAACAAAGATGTTTTCAGTTTCGGACTGAAGATGATGGATATGAATGTTATGACAACTGACTCTGTTGGAGATTTTAGAACATTCTCTTTGACTGCTCCAGATGGAAACTGGTACGATGGTTGGGACTCAATTGGTTGGGATCCTTCTGCGAAAGAGAATCAGTTTCTTTCTGAGAATGAAATGTGGACAAATAACAGGGTTGTTTTCAAACATTTTGTTCATCCCAATAGATGGATTAGTCTTTATGGACAACATTACTTTATTACCAAAGCTCTTATCGACAGATTAACTGAGCAAGCTGCTGATAACTTCAAACAAATGAAGAAGATGCAATCTGAGGGAATTACATATCCTGTAACTGGTGAAGGTGCTCCAAAAGTATGGCCAAAATCAGAGAAAGCAGAAGGTAAGTCTGTTAAGTTTGAAGCAATGGAAGTTGAAATTGATATTCCTGATAACGGAACTGAATATGCTCAACTTGAAAGTAATCAGGCAAATTTGATTGCTCTTACAGATCAAAGAAGACTTTGGAATAATACAATTATCCCAAATCTTAAATTCTCTACCAGGATCACTGAATATGCTAACTATAAGCATGGGATGAAGGTTGAGGGTGGAGAAAAGATGCCAGCGTGGTTATCAGGAGGAACTGTATGGGAAACTGGTTTCAAACTCCCCAGGAAGAAAATTGTTTGGGATAGGTTAAAATTGATGCAACCGGGTGTTGGTGAGTTTTCAGTTTCAATCCGGAAGAGAGTTAAAGTCAAATCAGAAATTATGGCTAAAGATTTTGTAGGAGGTATATGAGTTTTGAAATAATGTTTGAAGATTTATCAGTTGACACTCAAGAAAGATTCTTAAAGTTTTCTGGGTATGAATCATTTGAAAAATCTAATTTAGAAATTACTCCAATTGCTATAATTGAACTGGAGGATAAAAAAAATGGATAGAGAAACGATCTGGGAACTTTATAAAAAAGAAAGAGAATATGAAGAAACCATATTCGGAGATTATTCAATTGATCCAGCTCTGAATGTAGCCAGTTTGTTGCTCATAATTGAAACTTATCTTGATAAAGCTAAACAGGCTTATGTTTCAAACTGGGTTCATGAATTACCAGATTGGTTGATATCAGCTAAAGAAAATGATCATGGTAAAAAAGTTTCTACTGTACCTGTAGGTGCCTATGAGGAATTGATTAAAGTACATGCTTTATCAGGAGCAGCATTAGAAGCATTTGCTGATATTAATCCAAATCATTGGCGAGAAGATGGTATAAAAGATAAATGGAATATTAACATAGGAGAAGATAACATTGAGCGAGACTAAAGAAGGGCCTGTGACTTACATAGATCCAATCAAGGATGCAGTTGAAAATTTTGGAATAGAAATGCCTGAATTGGTTGCAGAAGGAGACCTAACAGTTGAGTCTAATGCTGATTCAACAAATGAACCTAAACCATTTAATAAAAAAGATATACCTTTACCTCGCATTAATGAGATATTTATGCACAAGGGCCTTGAATATAAAGTAGTTTATATTAATGAAGGTCAGCATAGATTTACTTGCGAGCCACATAAGGGAGTCTACTAAAGGGAGGTGTAAATTTTATGAATGACAATCTAGCTCAATTAATTCAAAATGAGCAAGTAGGAGAACAAACTTCTGCGACTGATTTTGAATCTCATGAAAATGTAGATCCTAATATTCAAGAAGCACCCTCTATTGAACAAACATTATTCATTGAACCAGAGGTACCTGATGTAGTTGATGTCATAATGTTATCTGATTGGTTTGAGGAAAATAATGAAAACCTAGATAAAATTAATAGATTAAAAATTCAAGTTCAAGGAGTCAAAAATGATGAACGTCTTGTGTGTGCTGTCCTTGATCCTAAGGGTGGGATTGATGAAGATAATCATCCAGTAAGACACTTGGAATTGATTAAAGATGCTAATATATTTCCTGTATTAGATATGCCTGGTTATGATATGGATATCTATGGAAATGGATTTCAAATTATGTATTTATTTAATGAAAATATAGTTTTGAAATGTTATGGAATTAAAACAGGATTGATTATTATATTCTGTTGTCCTATAAACGGGCAAATGATTCCATATAAAAGAATGAAGCTTAAAAAGAAAGATGTAAATATTACTATTGCACATCCAAATAGGCAATATATTAATTCTAACATTCTTTCCCAATTAGATCTTGAAGGGTTGCAAATTCAATATAAGCAGGTCCAGAAAGAACTGGATCAAATTACTGATAAACAATCTGCTATAACTTGGTTGCTTGGTAAACAAGCTGGTATTAGAGATATAAATCATCTATTACAAATTGATGATATCTTAATCTGGTTGATAGCTTAAATCTAAAATGGCTGCGGTATTAATTTATCGCAGCCATTTGGAGGAACATTGAATATTTATGAAGATAAAGCTATATTAAGACCAGGACAAGTTCATTGTAAAAAATGTTTTGGCACTGGATTTATTCAAAAACGTTTTACATTTAGAAATGGTGGATTAAATGATTCTAGAATAAAAAATTATAGATGTGCTGATTGTAGTGGCACTGGAAAATTTGATTGGATTGAAGTAGTAGTTGGAAAGAAAGATAGAAATCATGGTAATATTTATGACATACCGGAGTATAATCTATGATATGTAAACATTGTAATGGAAAAGGCGTAACAGAAGAATATACTGAGTTGGTAGATGTTAAATCAAAAAAAGTTTGGCAGAAAACTAAATTATGTTTATATTGCCTGGGAAAAGGTGAAATAGATTGGATTGAAAATATTGTTGGTGTTGATTATTCTAATTCCGGGAATCTTATTCAAACTCATCCTTCAACTATATGGGGAGGATTTGATGAAGATGAAGGGGATATAAAATATGATTTGTGATAGATGTGAAGGAGATGGTATAATATTTGATAGAAGAAAAAAATTCTATGAACAATGGGAATCGTGGTATGAGACCCATACATCTGTTTGTCCTAAATGTCATGGAGACGGAAAACTTGATTGGATTGAAAATATAGTTGGTAAAAAAGAATCAAATAAAAAAAGTCAAACTGTTCATCATGGTGCTTGTTTAGGGTGTGTAACATCATCGAAACTTTGTCCTAAATGTAAATATTATAAAAATCTTGGTAATAAACCAAGTTTAAGAAAGCCGAGGTTTTAATATGATTTGTGATAAATGTAATGGAACAGGTTATCAAAAAAATGAATATCCAGTTACTATGAACTCTCCTTCTGGAACTAGATATATAATTGGATATTCAAGAACTTGTTTGAAATGTCATGGTAAGGGTAATCTTGATTGGATAGAAGCAGTAGTTGGTAAAAACCCAGATGATTTAAACTATAAAGAAATGATGGAATTTTCAAGGTTGAGGTAACTATGGAATTAAAAGAAGGTGAAGTTATATGTCCAAAATGTAAAGGATCTGGTAATCAGGCAGATTGGATGCATCTACCAGATTATAGAGTCCATATGGAATGCTGTCATTGTAATGGATCTGGTAAATTAGATTGGATAGAAAACATAACTGGTAAAAAAGAAAAACCATTTAAAATCAGAACTTCATATGGTATTACTACTACTGATTTTCATCCTGGTAATGTAGTGGGTATAATTGGATCATGAAAAAACCATTAAAGGAAGGCAGCGAATACTGTAAAGAGTGTAATGGAACCGGACAGATTCCAGTTGAGTCTACAACACATGGTTCATTTCAATTTACTTGTCCTATGTGTCATGGTGATGGTCAATTTGATTGGATAGAAAAAATAACTGGTAAAAAAACATATAAATTAGATTTCCTTAAAGAGAATGAAATTGGATTAGGATATCTATCTCACCCTGATAATATTTATTTGGATAATTAATATGAAAAAATTAAAGAAAGGGGAAATGTTATGTGATAAATGTGATGGTGCTGGTTGTATTGCTAAAAAACAATGGACTATGGTTGATTATAAACATATATCATATGATTGGTCATATAAATGTGATAAGTGTAAAGGCGAAGGAAAACTTGATTGGATTGAGAATGTTGTTGGGAAAAAACCTTTACCAGATGAAAGAGAAAGAGAAAGACTTCTTAAAATATTTTCAGTTGGAAAAAATGCAATTATTCAGGGATATGATGATGACAAAACGTAAATTAGAACCTTGTTCTAAATGTAAAGGTAAAGGAAGTGTTACAATAGATAATGAAGAATGGTGTTGTGATAAATGTGATGGTTGGGGTCAGTTGGATTGGATTGAACAGATAACTGGAGTAAATTCAGATAATATTCCCTGGGTTACTGAATATACAATGAAGGAAAACTTAAATGAGACAAAGAAAAAAGAAACCGTTGAAAGAAGGGATGGTATATTGTAAACATTGTAAAGGTAATGGTTTAATAAAACCTTATAGAGAACATTCTATGTTGGGGATTAAATACAGAATAACAAATAAATGTAAATACTGTGGTGGAACTGGTCAAAGAGATTGGATTGATGCAATGACAGGTAAGATTCCAGAAGTTAAAATACGAGGGTTTGATATAAGTAAATTTAGAGCATGGGGAATTCCTATTAAAACATCTAGAAATAGAAGAACATATTCGGATAAAATATTGAATATATTAAAACTAAAACATGGAACGCCATTAGGTACAATGCAAAAATTATATAGCCACCATATAAATCCTATTGATTTTAATACATGGTTGGTTAGAGTAAAAAAATAAGGTAAATTATGGATATCAACAAAACATGCAAATTATTTTTAAAAGATGTATATCTTTATGATATATCAGCTTGTCATTACACGATCTTAGATCAGCTTGGGTTTGATTTGTCATTGATTGACAAGGAAGATAAACTAAAAAGAAATACACAAATTGGTTTGTTGATGAAAGAAAACCCAAGACTAACAACAGTTTTAAGAACTTCCACTATTTCAATTATAAATGAATATATCAATCGTAATAATATTAAACCAGAAGAACTTATATTAAATGCCTACGATGGTATTATTACGACAAGAAGATTAACAGAAACAACTGATGCTTATATCCCAATTGATATGCAAGCATATTATGAGTATATGTTAATAGCTTATGATCGTCAAAAATATCTTGCTAGAACTTATGATAAGACCGATATTAAAGGTGTTTCACATAGATATCCCGAGATGGATAATATGATAAAGAAACTCTTAAAATTAAATTTTGCTAATAAAGTTTCAATATTCAAAGGGTTACAAGATATTAAAGATGAAATAATGAGTAGTGACAATATTAGATTATATTGTATTCCAACTGGAAAAAAAGAATTTAGTATATTTTTTAAAGGCTATGGCGAAACACAAATTTCAAAAAACATGATAAAAGTTTTAGATACATTAGATATAAATAGAGAAATTTATTTTGATATGTATTTAAAAACTTTTTGTCAATCAATTGTATTGGAGAGTGTATAATGAGAAAACCAGGTGATGTAGTTTGGCATATGAAAAATAATAAACCAGAGTCTGGAGTTATTTATTTTATGGAATCTTATTTGGATAATGAAAAAAATCCTGATAAAAAACATGACAATAATGCTGACTATTATAAATTAACTAATATTATAAAAAATGTATATTATGTAGTAACAAAATCTGATCTAGAAAATGTATCTCCAACAGATTTAAGAGATACAGCTACTATTAGATATGATGATCAAGTATTTGATACATTACAAGAATTGGTTGATGATTTAATACTTACATATAGAGGAGTATAAAATGAGTTGTTGTGAGAATCAAAAAATTGTAAGAGTTAATGGTAAGTGTAGTGATCTATGCCATATTACATATCCTGATGGAACTGAATCAAATGGTTATGTGCCGAGTGGTATTAATATTGGTGGTGATGACTATATAGATTTTGACTATTGTATAAATTGTGGAAAAATTGTAGGAGAATTTCCAGTAAAAATTCCGGAGACTGAATAGTTATGGCATTCATATTTGGAAAAATTAAATGTTGTTTTTGCGGAAAGACACAAGGAGTATTTCATTCAGTTCATGGTTATGGAATTTATGACAGTGACATAGGAAAAAGAACTTTCTTTCATATGGAATGTTTAAGAGAAATTGAAGAAGATCCTCATAGACATTTACACACAGAAGTTGATTTGGCTATTCAAATTAACGAACGATTTGATGATAATATTAAACATAATAAGAAAATTAAAAAAGAAATGGAAAAGAAAATAGAGATATTAAAAGAAAAACATTTTGAATCAATGCTACCAGGAAATGGGAGATGATATGAAATATTTATCCATAGTAATGTTGGAAGACTGGTATATTAAAGAATTGAAAAAGAATAATGATAAGAGATTTGAAAAAGATAACTGGTTTGTTTACCTTGGAGAAATTCCAAATATGCTTGGTCATTGTGTATTAATAGGTCATGAAACAGGTAAAGTATATTCAGGCTATCATATTGAAAATTTTAGATTACCAACAGAAGATGAATTTTAAAGGAGCTTAAATGGCACATTTAGAAAAATTGAAATCAATTATTCCAATGGAACAAATTGAGCAAGGTGCTCAACAACAAATTTATAATACTTTAGAATTGGATTTTTTAATAAAATTGGCAATTATGGCTGATGTTCATCAAGGTTATACTCTTCCAATTGGTGGAGTTGCATTACTTGATGGAGTTATATCTCCTGAGTATGTTGGATTTGATGAAGGTTGTTTTGTAGGTTCTACAAAAATACCTTTATTAGATGGTAGAGATTATACATTGAAAGAGTTATATGATAAAAACATTAAAAACTTTCCCGTATATTCTATGGATTCAAATGGTAATCATAAAATTGGAATTGCTGATGAAGTTAAATTAACAAGAAAAAATGCAGAATTAGTAAAGATTGTTTTGGATAATGATGAAGAATTCATATGCACACCTGATCATGAATTTTTAAATATTGATTCTAAAACATATACAAAAGCTATTGATTTAAGTAATGAAATTTCTATATTTCCTTTTCATAGATATTTAGATAAATATGGTTATGAATTATTAGGTGTGAAAGGAACAACTTTAGCAAGACCAACTGCATGGATTGTTGGTGAATCTGGATTGATTGGTGACATACCAAAATTTGAAAATGGAACTCAGATTCATCATAAAGATAAAAATAAATTAAATAATTTTCCTCATAATCTACAATTTATTGATAAAATAGAACATTGTACATTACATGCCAATGATAGAAATTATTTTGCAACTGATGATTTTAAAGAAAAGAAAAGAAATACTATTGCTGAAAGAGGTTATACTTATAGTGGTAAAGGTTTAATATCAATACAGGAAACAAGTAGAAAAAATATTAATGATTATATGAATAATAATCCAGACCATTTTAAACAAGTTGTAAAAGAAAATGCAATTAGGGGCGGAAAGTTTTTTAGTCAAAAAAATAGTAGTGAAGAAATGATATTAAAACAAAAATTAGGACGAATTTTAAAATTAATTCAAAAGTGTATTATAGATTTTGGAGAAATAACAAAAGAAAATTATGAAATAACTAGAAAACATTTTTATAATTACCCAATGTATAATAAATCTTTATCTATTATAAATGAAATAGGTTATAAAAGTTTTGAGGAATTTGTAAATAATAATAAATTTAGCAATAATCATAAAATTAAAAGTGTAACGGTTCTTGATTATAAAGAAGATGTATATTGTTTAACTGTTCCAGAATATAATAATTTTGCTATTTCAGCCGGAATATTTGTTCATAATTGTGGTATGTGTTGTATTGTAACTGATATGCTTGCATCTAAATTAAATAAAAAGCATTGGGAAAAAATATATAAAAAGATATATGATGTTGTGCCAGTTGGTGTTGGTGTTCCAAGAACCAAAGCATATTATGATATACCTCAATTTAAAACAGCGTCTGGTAATAAAGACCTGCAGAAAAAAGTTGTTGATAAACAATATGTTCAAGTTGGAACATTGGGTGCTGGTAATCATTTTATTGAAATTGGCGAGAATAGAACTGGTCATGTGGTTATTACAATTCACTCTGGATCAAGAAATATAGGTCACTCAATCGCTGACTATTATATGAGACTGTCCAGAATGGAAGATAAACATTTACCTGATGGATTCCTTGATCTTAATAGTGAACATGGTATAGCATTTTCAATTGATTTAGAATTTGCTTTACAATATGCTCTTGATAATAGAATGCTTATGATGATTGATGTTTTGGATATTCTTGGATTTAGTAACCATGATCAAGAGATTTATCTAAGACGAATGATTAATGAGAATCATAACCATGCAATCATTAGACCTGATGGGGTTCTTCATAGAAAAGGTGCTACTCCTGCTGAACTTGGAGTACTTGGAGTTATTCCTGGAACAATGAGGTCAGGCGTTTATATTACTTCAGGACTTGGTAATAGTGAATATCTTGACTCGGCATCTCATGGAGCAGGTCGTAAAATGAGTAGATCAAAAGCAAAGAAAGCCATTAGTTTAGATCAACATCAAAAATGGATGAAAGGTATTATAGCCAAGGTTGATAAGTCAACATTGGATGAAGCTCATGGAGCATATAAGAATTTGGCTACTGTAATAAGTCAACAAGAAGGAATTTTAATTGATGTTGTTGATTATGTTAAACCTATAGTTAATATTAAAGGATAGAAATGGAAAAAGTATTACAAGTTTTTGCTAATGGCGACTTTGATATGCCGTATGCTATAGCAGTATGTACAGATACTGCTATAGCTGAAAAGCTCATAAAAAAGCATGCAAATAGATTTAGAAAAGTAACCATTGTGAACACAAGTATTAATAAATTTAAGATTAAAGAAAATAACAATGGTGAATCTTATGATTATTGGATTAAAGAAATTAAATTGAATACTCTTTTATAGAAAGGAATGCTATGATACCTGAAAATGAAATTTGTGAAAGTAATCGTATTGTTGATCTTGATGGCAAAACTTTATTAGATTTGGTAGTTTCATGTAATTCTTCATCAACCGGAATGGATATTTTGAATACATGGAAAGATGATTTTTTAAAAAGACAAATTCCTTTTATTATTCAATCTAGAGATAGAATGATGAAAATTAAAGGTACTCCAAAATCTATGAAGTATTATACATTGTGGATTGAAGAGACAATACCTCTTGATATTAATCCTGGACAACCAAATAAAAAAGAAAAAGTTATATTTAAATTGTAAGGAGAAATATGAAAAACTATCATTTAACATTTGCATTGGCAATATGCTCATTACTACTAACAATAATTTTGGGTTGTGGCGATTATTATGATGAAGGTAATGAAACGGCGAAACAAAGATTTGAAAAAATGACGTCTCAAGAAAAAGCTTTATATACTTCAGTTGAAGAAATATGGGGTCAAAAAGATTTAAAAACTATTAGAGAATCAGTATCAAGACGGGAAACAAGACCTGTAGAATCTACCTTAGCTTTTAAAGATATAGCAGCTGTTATCAAAACAAACAATGTTGCCTCATTGAAATTAAATGATGGTTGGGATACTGCTAATAAAAATAAACATATCAAAGCACGATGGGATAGAATTGATGAAAATTGGTATAGAGATCTTCTTTTATCAGTGGGTGTTAGAGAAATTATTAAACAAGATTTAATTCCAGAAGAACAAGTTATTGATGAAACATTACCAGAATCACTTAATGAAATTAATAATGATTTAAAAGAAATAAATAATTATATTGAGGAATACCCAGAAGCTGTAAAAGTTAATTCAAAAGATATAATTCCAGAAGATAAATATGATGATTTATATTATGAAATTAAAAGATGTCCAGAAGCAGTAGAGCAATATAAACAAATTGTTAAAGAAAGAATTTTAACATGGGCTGATTATGAATTGTTGACTAGAATTTCACTCAAATGTAAAGCTGATGAAACATTAAAAAAATTGGAGATGTAATGAATAATTTAAAAATTGTTAAAACTACTTGTGGTAATACTATTAAATACAGACCTGAAAATGTTAAACTTGTTGAAACAGATGAATATGTACTTTTATTTAATCCAAAGACTGGTGAAGAGATTCTCACTGGGATCAATGGACATCCAGATCCATTTGTACTTGATTTTCCAAGTATGCTTGATATAGGCATTATGGGTCATTGTGACAACCATTGTGAATTTTGTTACCAAGGGGATAAGTATGAGCCTAACATGTCCTTAGAAGGGTTTAAACGAATTATAGATCAATCTAAAGACTATGTTAATCAAGTTGCTCTTGGCGGTAGAGGTGATCCAAACCAACATGAAAATTTTGAAGAAATCCTTGAATATTGTGTTAAAAATAATGTAGTTCCAAACTATACAACCAGTGGTATTAGGTTAACTGATAAACAAATTAGTATATCAAAAGAGTATTGTGGAGCTGTAGCAGTATCAATGTATTATAAGGATCATACATACAATGCCTTGACTGGATTGATGAATGCTGAAGTTAAAACTAATATTCATTATGTGTTAACTAAAGACAATCTAGAACATGCCTGTAGATTGATACAAGGCGAGGATTTATACAAAGATAATTTTAAGCTTTCAGATATCAATGCAATTGTGTTTTTGTTATTTAAACCTGCTGGTAAAGGTAAAAATTTAGATTGGTCGCCAACAGTTGAACAATTAAAAATATTCGCTGAAGTAATCAAAAAACCTGACTGTGAATTTAAAGTTGGTATGGATAGTTGTTTAATCAACAAGGTATCTCAATCAAGAGAATTAACATCTGTTGAAGAATTATATACAGATACTTGTGAAGGTGCAAGAATGTCTTGTTATATAACTCCGGACGAGAAATTAGTACCATGTTCATTTGGTGATCATGATAAATATGGTATTGATATTTCAAAGGGAAATATGAAAGATGTATGGTTTGATGGTAAACCTTTTAAGGATTTCAGACATGTATTGATGGGCACTAAAGCATGTTGCCCGTATACCGTATTAGGATTTTAATATGAAAAGAAAACTAGATTTTGTAACGAATAGTTCATCAACTAGTTATTTAGTTTATATGCCTGATAATTTTGAAATTAGAAAATTTAAGGATATGATATTAACAAGATGTGAAGCTGATTTACGTGATTATTGTGATGAACTACCATTAGAAGAGGGTTTAGAAAAATTCTTTAAAGAATTTGATGATTTTATTAATACTGGAGATTTTTATCAATATGAACATGATTTTTCATTTTATCTAATATCAAGTATTCTTACTGAATTAGAATTGATTATAACTGAAGAATCTACTGGTTCCGATGATGGATCAATTCAAAATCTTAATGTTAAAGTTATAAGAAATAAAATAGAAACAATTAAATCTGGTGGCTGGGGATTAAAATACGGAGGTTGGGGACATGAAAGTAAAGACTGATTTTGTAACAAATAGTTCTTCTGCATCATTTATATTAACATTAAGACCTCATGATGGAACTATGGAGTTAAGTGAATTTACTAATCTATTTAATAAATATTTAGAGGATTATAAGAAAAATAATCCAAATTCTCTTCGATATTGGGACGCAACCAATATAGATGAAGTTCAAGATGATGTAGGTCCAAATTTATTTACAATAAATGAATGTGTTTCTATGTATAATGATGCAGATGATGTTCCTGCTTATATAAAAGAATTGATGATTAATTCATATATTAGGGATAGAGATTGGGGGTTCGTGGTAAGTTCATTTAAAGTAGATGAAGATTAAGTATTATGGATGATAAAGAATTTTATCAAACCGAACATGAATTTATCTTTGGTGTATTTGATAGAGGTGATTTGATGTTTGAATATAAAAGAACCACATGTACTCATGCTGCGGCTGCTGTAATAGTAGGTATATTATCGTTGGCTAAAGATTCATTAGAACCAGGACATTATTTTGCATGTACTATTGCAAAGGAGATTAAAATATGAAAAGAAAACATGATTTTGTTACTAATTCAAGTTCATGCTCATTCATATTTATTGGATGGGTTGTTGAAACCGGCGATATAGAAACTGAAGTTGTCAAAGAGAACATGAAAATATTTGGTGATAATGAATATGATCCTAAGTTAAGTCCATATGAAAATCTTATGGAAGTTTATAATGGTAAAGTTGATATGACTATTGGAGATAGTGAAAATGGTTTTCCTGATGGAAAATTATGTATAGGTATTAGTCAATCAATTAGCGATGATGATTATGAACCATGCGAATATAGTATTAAAGATGTTATGGATCGTGATCCTAAATTAGCTGAACTTTTTAACCAGGATGATATAAAAATAATAACTGGTATAGGGATGTGTTAATGAAAATTAAACAGGATTTTGTAACTAATAGTTCTAGTACGTCTTTCATCTTTCTTTTTAAAGGTGATAAGAGAACTGATCTATTTGAAAAAATGGTTAAGTATGAAGATAAATTTAAACTATATAATGAATACCATGGGTCTAGTGGAGATTATATTAATGTTTGGGATCTTATTAAAGCATTAGATCCTATCCTATCATCTAATGAACAAGACCCTTGGTACTTACCTGGACCTCTTGTAACTACTAAACTTCTTGAAACAATAGAAAAAGAATTGGAAGATTTAAAAGTAACTCTTGAATCTGAATTGGAAAGAGAAAAAGAAGAATCTGGTTCATGGAAAGCATCTGGATATACTAAAGATTATATAAGAGATACTGAAAAAAGATTAAATAAGTTTAAAGAAGCAGTAGAGTATGGCCTTGATCATTATATTGAAGTTTCATTTGGTGATAATGATGGAATGATTAGTGGTGGTAGAATTGGTTGTACAATGGATTATTCTGGCAGAAGTATTAATCTAAATCATAAAGATTTAATAGTTGTTGTTGAAAATCAACATTAGGAAACTATTTTAAACAAAAGGAACATATAAATGGAAGAGTTTAAGTATTATACATTAGTAGGTGTAAATCTTTCAAGAGGAAATGATATGGTTCCTAAATTTTCAAGAGATTTTCTTTTAAGATGGACAACCAATGAAAGAAAAACTGCACAATTAGCTCAAGAAATGGTTAAAAATGAATTATTTAAAACAACCGAAAAAGAAGCTATTGAGGCATGTGGATTTAGTGAAGCTTTTGATTTAACAGGTATAAGAATTAGGATGAGATATTGTCCTGAGATAACTGCTCATTTATTTGAAACTGATTTTGTTTTAACAGATGAATGGACCGACATATTAATAGATTCAGCTAATTATTCTGATCATGGAAAAAAACAATTAGCTGATTCAAGAATAAACATATAAGGAGATTTATATGAAAAAGAAGATGGATTTTGTTACTAACTCAAGTAGTACAAGTTTTATTGCTTGGGGTATTACAATGGACTTGGAAACTTTAAAAGAAAAATATGGCAAAGGATTATTTAAACTTTATCAAGCGAGACAGGATAAAAAGAAACATGAGAAAGCTATGAAACAAGGAGCTATGTTTACTGTTCCATCCAGTGTTGCTCCTGAAAAAGAAGAAGAAGATTATCTTAAATTTCTTGAAGATGATTTTACATGGTCTATTGAAGGGGTTATTGAAGACTCTGGATTGAATTGTAGAAGTATGCCATATGAGGATGAGTTAATGATTGGGAGATGTCCTTTTTCTATTAAACCTGATCAAACATTAACTGAGTTTAAACAAGATATTTGTAATAGCTTTAAACAATGTGGTATTGATATGACACCTGATCAACTTGGTCAAATCGAAGAATGTTGGATGGATAATTAAAAAGGAGACTTTATTATGATTGGAACTACTATAGCAGTAATATCAGCGTATTATTCAATAGGAATTGGGATAAAAATTCTTAATGAAGATGGAACTGAAACAAAAGATGCAGTAACTAAAGTGATGAAAAATGCATCATATTGGCCAAAAGATCTTTACAATAAATTTAAAAAAGATAATAAGGATGATAAATGAAAAGTTATTTAAATATAGCTGCAGGTAAAATTAAACCAATTGGGTTTGATAAAGAAAATAACTTTCTATGTCAATTAGATAAAATGTATTGGGCAGTAACCCCAATTGATGTTATTGAAAAAACCCATGACCATTGGATTAATACTCCAAATACAAATGAACTATGTCATACTGATGTAGATGCCTTTGAATTTCTTGGTAATTATAAATATCAATTTGATCATATTTCATGTTATAGATTCCTTGAGCATGTAACAAAAACTGATATCCAAGGATTTATTTATCTTCTTTCAACAGCATTAAAGATTGGTGGAACTCTTGATATTATTGTTCCTAATTATGAAACTCTTGCTGATATGATTCTTAATGAAAATCTTAATGAAAAAGTGAAACATGCATATTGGGAACGTCATGATACTCTTTTAACATATGAATTGTTGAATGAACCTTCCATGCCTCATGCTTCTATCTGGACTCCTAACAGGATTAAGTATTTCTTTGGAATAGAAGAAAGATTTGAAATTAAATTAATGGACCCAAATTATGTATTTGATGGTAGAGACATTTATATTAGGGCCATGTTTGAAAGAGTAAAATAAATACATTTAAAAAATGTTGTGTTATATATATTAATATACATAACATAACACATAAAATTGTAACTTTTTATGAGGTGTTTATGAAAAGAAAAGCAGATTTTATTACAAATAGCTCAAGCACATCTTTCATTATAACTTCTAATGATGAAAAATTATTAAAAGTTCCAATGACAATTGAAGTTGATCTTAACCAATATATAGATAAAAAAATAACAACTATTGAAGAGTTAAAAAAATATTGGCTTGAAGATAGATATGAAGATGAAGAAGATGAAGAGTATATCAAATGTAAGAAAAAAATTGAAGCAGGTGATATTGTTTATTGCTTACATTGTTCAGATGAAGATGATCCCTTAGAAGCAGTACTTTGTCGAGAGGGAATAAATAATTTAAACATGCCGAAAGGTATAACAATTATTACAGGAGAAGGAGGATATTAGTGAAACAGTAATGTTGAGAGAGAATTGTTTAGAATTGTGAAACTAATTTAATTTAATTTAAGTATGGAGAATTTATTATGAGTGACTGGGATGATGAAGCAAGAGGTTCAGGAAACACAATGTTTGGACTTTCAATGAAGAAAATAACTACAATTGCGGTATTTGCATTTATTCTTGTTTTTGGACTTATCTTTTCGCAGAGTCTTATTGAAACGGTTGATAAAGGAACTTATCAGATTAAACAGGCGGCTGTTACTGGTAACATGAGTGTTAAGATGACTCCTGGTGTTTGGGCTCAGATGTTTGGTGATATTGATGTGTGGCCAAAAGCGGAGACATTCTTCTTTACTGCTGATGCAGATACAACCGATGATGTTGGATCTGATAATTCCATTGAAGTAAGATTCAATGATGGTTCTATTTGTAATATTTCTGGAACTGCCAGAATCTTGATGCCTACATCAGATGCTGAAGCACTTTCAATTGTTACAGAAAGAGGTCATAAAACATATGGTGATGTTAAATCCAAATTGATCAAACCTACTGTCAGAAACGTATTGCGTCATACTGCTAACCTTATGTCTGCAACTGAATCATATTCAAGTAGACGTGGAGATTTTATTTCCTGGGCACGCGATCAGATTGCTAATGGTCTGTATGAAACTACAACCGAAAGAAAATATGTAACTGATCTTGTATCTGGCGAAAAAGTATGGACAGAAGTTACTGTTATCAAAACTGATACTGGTAAGGTTGATGGAAAACCAATGTATAAGTTTAATCCCCTTGCAGGTAGTGGGATTGGAATTAAGAACTTTGAAGTTAAAAAGTTTCAGTATGAAGATAAAGTTAAAACCCAGATCGGCGCACAGCAAGAAGCACGGATGGCTGTAAATACTGCTAAAGCCAAGGCACAAGAGGCGGAACAGGATAAGCTTACCATTGAGGCACAGGGTAAAGCACGTGTTGCAAAAGCTGAATATGCTGAGTTGGAAAAGAAAGCAGTCGTAATTGTTCAGGCCCAGAGAGACAAAGAACAGGCAATCATTAAAGCTGAAAAACAAAAAGAAATGGAATCTATTGCTAAAGAAGAAGCAATCATTAAAGCTGAAAAGTTTCGTGATGTTGCTCAACTTGATGCAAAAGCTGCCGATTTTGAAAAACAAGCTAACATCCTAAGGGGTGAAGGTGAATCTTCTAGAAAGAAAATGGTTATGCAGGCTGATGGAGCCCTTGAATTGAAAGCCAAATATTGGTTGGCAGCTCAGGAAGCATATGCAAGAGAATTTGGTAAACAAAAATGGGTATCTGAAGTTACAATGGGTTCTACTGGTGATGGTAATACTGGTGGTGATGCTGTATCACAGTTCATGAATCTTCTCAGCACTAAAGCTGCTAAAGATCTTGCACTTGATATGAGTATGGATACCAAGACAACTAATTAAATTTTAATATGTGGTGTCCTTGTAGAAATATAAGGGCACCACAATCATAAAGGAGTGTGTATGATTAGACTTCTTATTACCTTTGTCGTTCTATTCCTATTTGTAAGATGGGCATGGAAGGTTTGGGGTAAGAAATTTAGTGAGGAACTTGGCGAGGAACTTACCGAAGAAGTTAGTCAGGAAAATAAAGATAGACGTGACTCTTTGAAAGCCAAAATTGATGATCTTAAACAAGAGGCAGATGATTTAAAAGATGCCACTGAGGAATTACAAACTACTCAGATGATTGATGAATTGCAAAAACAGCGATTTGAAAAAGAAAAAGAATTAAGAACCCTTGAAAAAACCATAACAAGAACAGAACGTCATAGATATGATGATGGTAGAGCTAGAAATCATAACAAGATTGAAAGTTCCAATGAAGAAATAGATACAAAGAAATAGATAATTCAATGTAATTTAAAGAAAGGATTAAGTATTATGGAAGATAATTTGAATGAAATCGTTGAAACAGAAGTTACAGAATCAGAAGTTACAGGAACAGTTGAGGCAGATGTTGAAGCAAATGGTGAGCTTGATGGATTTGCTGATATCACTGAAATAGAAGAAGTTTTAGAAACTCCTGAAACAGAAGAAAATACTGAAACAGTTGTGGAAATGGTAGCCCCGGTTGTAAAACCTTCATTTGGTGATCGTGCTCCTGAGATGGGTCTTACTGTTCTTGCTGATGGTTCTTATCATTACATTGATCAGTTCAGTGAAATTGTTTATAAGAATCTTAAAACTCTTGGCGATTCTGGCATTATTGATGATGAACAAATTTCTCATCTTGCAATTTTCACCAAAGGTCTTGAAGAAGATTCTGAATGGAAATATCAGAATTTTATTTCAGATTCCTATAAATTCCTGGGAAATGCAACTTTGATTGATCAGATTAAAGAATCTATTGTGGCAGTTGGCAATGCTGATTTAACTGAAAGAAACTTTATGGCTCCAAACCTCACCAAAGTTCGTCATGAAATTATTATCAATAATCCCAGTGTTGTTCCGGGTGTTGGTACTGTATCACCCATGATGAATATTTCCAATTCATATGATGGAACCGGCGCCTCACTGATTGTATTTGGTATGAATATTAATGAATCAGATGTTCTTTCCAGTGCTTTCTGTACTGAAAGATTTGGTAAGATCAAACAGATTCACCTGACTGGTTCATCAACTGAATTGAGTGCTGCATTTGGTGAGTATGTTACTATCTTTGGTGACAATATTGTTGATATGATCAATGAAAACTTTACCAATCAGATTACAGAAGAAGATATGATGAAGGTTCTTGATATTGTTGAAGCCAAAGCTGGAAAGAAAAGACGTGAATTGATTTCCAATGAACTCCCGGTAACTGATCCTGATGCTGAGGCACCTGCAACTCCGACGCCTTGGAATATGACCAGTTGGCAATTGTTCCTTACACTGACCAGATTTACCAGTGTTGAAGAGAATCTCAACTCCAAGAAGATCATGGAAAGTATTGCGGAAAGAGTACTGGTTGTTCCTGCAAGGATGATTGATGCTCTGAAAGTTATCAATGGCTAATTAACCTCTGATGACAAGATAAGAATGTGTCGGGATTATAAGAAGATTAAAGGTTCGTTAATCGGAACTATAATTATCTATAGTCTTGCCAGAGGTAAACTCCAGCTTATATCTTTATGATATAGGCTGGAGTTTTTTTTGTTGTCATTTTTTTGGAACAAATTATAAATTAATAAAAGGGGGTTATTGTGACTAAAGAGATTTTAAGACCATCAAGAGGTTATAAAATAGATTTAAAAATAAAAGGCGAAAGTTATACTAATGATATTAGTAGAGTTAGAATGACATCTTCTTTAGCGACGGGTTATCCAATCATTACAATAACAATAAATATAAGCCCACAAACAATTTTATTAAAAAAATTATATGGACAAGATGAAATACTACTTGATATATATAAATTGGATGCAGATCAAGTTGTTACGGAAACTACAAATTTTGATGTAATGTTTTTTGATTCATCGTTTGATGTTCCGTTATCAGATGAAATAGTAACTGGAAAACAAGAAGATAGATCGAGTTTCGATTTAATAACTATTCCAAGATTAGCATTTGAAACAATGACCACTATGGTAAACCCGGTGTTTGGCAATAGTCCTGGACCAAAAAGTCCATGGACTGGACCAAAAACTACTAAAGAAATGATTGAAACTATAGTTAGTGAATCAATTAAGAGCGGAGCTAAATTAGAGTATGATTCAGAAAATGAAAATAAAGATAAAATTTTACAATGTTGTGTTCCTCCTACTACTTTATATAAATGTATAAAAGAATTAGACAAAAATTTTGGATTATTTAGTGGAGCACCAGCTGTATTTTGTAGTTATGATAACACAATAAAAATAATGAATTTATCATCAAGAATAAAAAAGAATTATGATATTTTTGTTGAACATTTAACAACTGAATCTAAAGAATCAGATCTAGATAAAGCTACCAAAAATGTAAAGAATTTTTATACTTATGATAACTTATACAGCAATTATGTTGGAAATTCAAAATTTGGAGTTATAGGAAAAACTATAAAACATATTGTATTGCCATCAAATGAATTATCCAATACAATAACGCAAGATTTATCAACTATATGTAAAAACTATGGAGTTATAGATAAAACTAGTAATACTGAATTTATTAACAAATCAGTAGCAAAGAGAACTAAATATTATATTGATAATAATGGTTTTGAAACATCTGCAACATTTGCAATATCAAATTTAGCAAAACAAATAGCGGATACTGCCAGAATAGCTTTTTCTGTAGAGAAAAATTTAGCTATAGAAAATTTAATTAAAGTAGGCTCTTGTGTTAAATTAAAAATAAAAACTCATGAACATCAAGATATAAGTGGTAAATATATTTTATTTTCAAGTGATATAGTTTGGAATAAAGGAGCAGACTGGGAAACAACTGCTGCATTAGAATTAATTAGAACTAATAAAACTATATAAAAAATTACAACAAAAAAATTCCCCGTATGGGAAACTTCTCCTCGTTTATAAAATTCATATAAACTAAGGGGGGGTTTGGTTTGATTAAATATTATATATTAAACACCTTAGAATAAATACTGAAATTAACAATAGTACAGAATGAGTAGGTAGCATTTGTGTCTCCTTAGAAATCAATAGGGGTGGGAACATTTTCGGCAGTTCAGCCATCTCAAGTATAGAAACAAGAAACCTGGAACTTTGCGTATTCTCCTTTAATGAAAGAATTAGCCATTTATCGTATGTCTAATTAATATTACTTTATCCGATATTAAAGTACAACAATTCTCTTTAATATACTTAATTTATATATATAGCTGAACACTTTATATATGATAGCATTTAGAACAAACAATAAAGGAGATTAGTTTATATGAATGCTACAGCAAGTAAACAAAAGAAGATACAAACTCAAGCTCAAAAATATGTACAAGAATGGATTAATTGTAAAAATTCATTTGATTATTTTTGTTCACGATATATATTAATTGAAATGCCTGGTGGTGACATACCTCTTGTACCATATAGACCGCAATCGGAATTAATTAAAACTATTAATAATAAACATTATGTATTAGTTTTAAAGTCAAGACAGATTGGAATTTCAACAATTATTCAAGCTTATTCAGCATGGTTGGCTACATTCTTTGATAATGTTGTTATAGGAGTTGTTTCAAAAGATGGAAAAGAAGCGACTGACTTTGCAAGATTCATTAGAGGTATGATAGAGAAATTACCTAAATGGATGGGAATTAAATTTGATAAAAAGACTGAGCAATCATTTATCTTAACAAATGGTGCTAAGGTATATGTTTCACCAGTTAATCCAAATGCTCCAGAGAAAACCCTGCGTGGTAAGGCCATAACCTTTTTGGTAATAGATGAGGCAGCCTTTATTAAATTCCTTGATACTGCTTGGACTTCAATGATTCCAGCTCTATCAACCAATCAGATGCATGCTAAAAAAGCTGATGTTCCTTATGGTACAGTAGTACTATCAACGCCTAATAAAACAGTTGGTCCTGGTAAATGGTTTTATGAAAAATATCAAAGAGCTGTAGGTGGTAATGATATATTCACACAGTTTACAATACATTGGAGAGATGTTAAAGAATTATCTGATGACCCAGGGTGGTATGATACACAATGTCAATTATTTGAAAATGATCCTAATAAAATTCAACAGGAGTTAGAGCTTAAATTCCTTGCAACAACTGGTTCATTTTTTAGTGATCATGTAACACAAGTATTACAAGATATAGAAACAGAACCTATAGAACGTATTAAATTATTTAATGGTGAAGCATGGAGATATAAAGCTCCTATGCCAAATACTCATTATATAATTGGAGTTGATACAGCACCTGAGCATGGTGAGGATAAGTCAGCCATAACAGTATGGGACTATCAACATTTAGATCAAGTATTTGAATATCAAGGTAAGTGTAGAGTTAGTGACTTTGTTAAAGTTGTTAAGGTTGCTGCATCACAATACCCTGGGACAATCGTTGTGGAGTCCAATTCATATGGTAATCACGTGGTTGAAGAGATGATGTCATCCGAATATTCACAGATGATGTATAAAGAGAAAAGAGGTAATACACTAATTCCTGGTCTACAAACAACAGCTAAAACAAGACCATTAATAATTGATGCTTTATATTCTATTATAACAGAGTTCCCAGAAATTATAAAGTCGAAACGATTAGTATTAGAATTAATTGGTTTAATAAGTAAACCAAGTGGAAGGGTAGAAGCAGATATAGGGTGTCATGATGATATAGCTTTATCTGCTGGTATGTGTTTTTATGTACATAAATATGATCCAGTATTAATGCTTCAAAATAATACTGTTGCAGGTAGTTTATTCACTGAGGTTATGGGATTAAATGATTATGGACCTACATCTATGACTGATGCTAGTATTATGAAACATGTTAAAAGTCATATGGCTGAAAATCAAGGTCAGGTAAATACAATGGATTTCTTTTTTGGAGCAGATAAAGGATAAATTATGAGAAGAATACAATTGGAAAATTTAAAAGGAATATCGCCACAATTTGTGCAAGAGTATAATGCGACTATACAACAAGAGCTTTTTGCTCTTCCTATATCTCCAATAAAAGTAGCAACTTTAAATGGAATGGAATTGTATTCTTCTAAAAATTTAAAAAACAAATATATTAAAGCAATGTACAAGATATCCAAAGTTAAACCAGTTGCTCCTGATATTGAAAGATTAATTGATCAAAATAAAGTAGTACCATGTTGGATTAATAAAGGGATATTTAGATTAGCAGTATTTAAAAAGCTTGCTCCATATTCAGATCAAGGTATTGCTGGATTTTTCACACCAAAAACAAAGCAAGTATTTATATTAATGGATAATAATATTAAATGGGGTTTTGCTAAAGATAAAATATTATCTGATCTAATGCTACATGAATTAATGCACATGGCATCAGATAAATTTAAAAATAATTTCATGAGTATATTTTCTACAGAATTTATAAAATATTATAATGCTTTATTTTCAGAAATTTTTAAAACAGGTGATAATAATATAACAGATGAATCTAAAATAATAACTAGATATTTATTTAAAAACTTTGAATATAAAGATTCAACATCTTCTGAAATAGAAAAGTATATTAAATTAGTAAGTCAATTGTTAAGAACTAAGTCATTATTATCAACAGAACGATTTAATTCAGTTTTAACAGATTTTTATCATTATATTAAATTATATTTTCAAGATTTAAATTCATTACATAATCAAATTAGGAAGTTTCAACATATATATAGTGGGTTAACTAAAGGATATATAAATGGCTTGGATGTAGTAAACAATATGTCATTTTGTAGTCAGGAATTATTTTATCCATCTGAAATAATTGCTATGTATATTGAATTATATAAAGGATCACCAAGCAAACCATTTTCTATTATAAAGAAATTATAGAGGTAATAAATGGCTAATAAAAGGATAACTAGAGACGAATCTAAAAGACAAATGGCTAATGCCGATAATAGAATTAAAGGCATTAGTAGTATAGCAGACAACACTGCAAGAAGATCTAAAATAGATCTAAAAAAGCAATACGGAACTGATGCTGGTAATAGACAAGCCGTAACTTCTGTTGATAAAGCTTTGAATAGTCTTTCTAAAACAACTGATGCATTAGCAAAAGGTGTTAAGACTATTACAATTGAAACTGCTAGAGGTGTTAAAAACATTACTGCCTCTGGTGCAAAAGCAATGAATGAATATGCTAAAGCAATTGGAGAAGATATTCATATAAACAGACAGAATTTCATGGTAACAACTATAGGTAAATTTACTCCATTGGTAGGTTATGCCGTTGCTAAAATGATGGAAACAACTGTTTTTAAAAATATGATTGATAGAATGAAAATAGGATTAGGAAAAGCATTAGATTCAGTAACATCAAGATTTAAGAAGTTAGCGTCTATGGGGTGGGAAAAAGGGAAAGAGTTTTGGGGTTCTGCCATGGATAGAATCTCTGGTAAACGTGGTACAGTAAAAACAAAAATGGCTAATGCTCGTCAAGCTAAACAAGATAAAAAATATTTTACTAAAGAGTCCGCTATAAAAGATGCCTTAGCAGATGCATCAGTACGAGCTGCTGCTAAAAAAGCTTCTAAGAAAAAAGATATAGAGAAACAAGTACCTCACATGGCATCTGGTGGTTATGTAAAAAGAGACGGTTTAGCTAAGGTCCATGCGGCTGAGGTAGTACAACCAGTTGATAAAATGGTTGAAACTATTGTTGATACTGTTAATAAGAGATTGGATAAAAAAGAAGAAAAACAAAAGAGTATGTTTGAAGGGACTTTCCTTGAAAAAACGAAAGAGAAAGATTTCTTTGGGTTTGATAAGGTTGGAAAAAGTATTAAGAGTGGTATGGATATCATGTTCCGTAAGAATTTGGGACTTGAACAAAGAGTAATGAAAAGAGATAAAAAGAATCAGCAGGGATTAATTGGTTCATTTATGACAGCTTACTCTCAAGAAGCTAAGCAAGAAGAATTGCCATTAATGGAAAGACAGGTTCGTGCTATTCTTGAATTGAAAGCTACCATTTCTGGAGATCAAAAGATTAGACAGGCAGCTTGGGAAAAAATGTTATATGAACACCCTGTATTTCATGCTTCATATTTAGCAGCTAAAGGAACTATTAAAACATTTACAGCTCCATTTAAATTTTTATTTAAAAAACGTGGAAGATATGCTAATCAGTTGACAAACAAAGGAACAGCATTTGAGAGAATGGTAGATGCTGGTGCTCAAACCTATCAAGGTTTGATGACAAAAATGGATGATGTTATACATAATTTATTTTTAATTGCCAACTCTACATCTAAAAATCCTAAAGGTGAAATTAAAGCTAGAAAAGCACCAGGACAACCAGGTTATTCTATAGCTGGTAAAATTGCAAAGTTTGCATATAAAAATATGGTACAAAGACCTGCAGCCGCTATAGGTTGGGCAGCCAAAAAATTGGGTTCAAAAAGTGAAACATGGACTAATAAAAGAACTGTTGGCGATGTATTAGGGGATTCGTGGAAAGAAACAAAAAAGAATTATGGTGAACATTGGCAACGTAGAGGTAAAAGAGCTAAAATACTAGGAGAGATGGCCTTACCTAGAACAGATTGGTCTGCTGATCAAAAAAAAGCTCATCTCAAAAAAACAAAAGCAGAGTATAAAGAATTTGTACAACAACAAAAAGATGCCGAAGCTGATAAAAAATCATATAAAAAGAAAGTTGGGTTTCTTGGGTTTGGAAAATATGAGCCAAAACATGCTGAAATAGCTGTTGAAAAAGAGAAAATAAAAAGAGAAAAAGAAAGAGATGCTGAACTTAAAAAATCATTGGCAGAAAAAAGAAAAGCAGGACAAGATAAATATCATCTTGACAAAAAAGATCCTTGGGGAAAAAAACAAAGAGATGAAAAGGAATTAGGTTTTTCATCTGGTGGTAAAGATAGATCAGGAAAGAAAACTATAGTTGGAAGAATAGCTGATATGGCTAAAGATACAAAATTAAATTTAAAAGCTAATGTAAGTCAAGAAGGTATAGCAAAAACATCAGCTAAAACATTAAAGAAAGCTGGTGGTTTTGTATGGAAATTATTAAAAATGGGTATGGGTTTTCTTAGTGGTGGAATTAGTTCAATAGTATCATTCTTAGGGCCAGCATTAAGTGGAATTATTGGAGTAGCATTGGCTGGAGCTGCTGGAGCTGCTATTGGTACGCTTTTAAATAAATATCTTATCAAACCAATGACTGATTTGGTATATAAGAAAGCTGATGCAAAAGCAAATGCCGGTCGTAAAAATACCAGTAGTATGATAAAGAAAGCTAGCGATACAAGAAAAGATTTTGTTGCAGGAAAAGGGACTGAGGAAGATTTAGTTAAATCATTAACAACTACACAAATTGTTAGCGATATTAGTAGAAACAAGACTGATAAAGGATGGACATCTCTACAAGGATTTCAACAAGGATCAAGAATTAAAGATTCTCAAACAAGTTTTGTACAAAAAAATATTGCTAGATATGCTAAGTATGGACCAGAAGAAGTTAGTAGGGCTAGATCGGAATTTAATTCAGGATGGAGTGGATTTGTAAATAATAAAGTTTTTATGAAAACTCTACTTGAAGACCCAGAATCATATGGAGTTAGAAGAGAAACAGCATTCTTAGAGTATTTAGAAAAAAATGGTAACCAAAAAGCTTTATCAAAATCTAAAAAAGTTGCTGCTTGGAAGAATGAAAAAACAAAATCATTGCCAAAAATGTCAGCCTCAGCTTCTTTATCTAAAGCGATATCAGTATCTAATAGAAAGAATTATGAGGCAAAAGTAAATAAATTACAATCCGATATAACTAAATGGTTCCCTACAATAAATATGTTTGCAGGTAATACTGCAATTGGAGGATTATTATCTAACTATGCTGCTGATAAATCAGGAAAATATCCTACTGCTTTATTAAATGCACTTGATACAGTATCTAATTTTACTATGGAAGAGTGGGTTGCTTCCGGTGGTGAAGCAAAATATTATGAAGTTGCTAAAGTTATTAGTACTGAAAAGAAGAGTGTTGCATTACAATTAACAGAAAGAGTAGATGCATGGAAAAAAACACAACTAGGAACAGATAGTACAGTCGCCTATAAGGGTGTCAAGAAAGTAATGAGTGATGTTAAAGATACTGTTTCACAAAGTTATAAAGAATCTGGTGGTGGTTTTGCTGGAGTTACAGCCGCTGCTGGTAATCTAAAAACAAATTCAAATGCTTTTATGGCTAATATTGTTGGGGTAGCAGATAAATTCAAAGGATCAGTTAGTGGCCAAAAAGCGATACAGGCAATAGAGGATAGAATAGAAAGTTCACAAAAAGATAGAGCATATTGGAATGGTTTAACAGCGGAACAAAAAATACAACAAGTGAAAAGTATAGCAACTACAATGAAATCTAATATGGAAATAAAATCAGCTAAAATAAATGAAAGCTATGGACTAAGTGAAAAAGCAAGTACAGCATGGAGTGAAATAAAAGCGAAAGGGTCTGATTTGAAAGCTAATTTTATGCCAATGGTAATGACTATGGGTGATAATTTAATTACATCTATATTAAAATTGAAATCATTTTTTGTAGATGCTTATGGCGATCCTAAACAATTTTATCTTGATACTAAAGAAAAATTATGGGGTGGTATAGCAAATATTAAAGAAGTATCTGTTTCATCATATCATAAAATGCACGATGTATATTTGTTAAATAAATGGAGTGCTCAATTTCAATATGATCAATTTAAGAATGGTTCAACAATGCAATATGAGGCACCACCTGAACCAACAACCGTTGCTAAAATATCTGCTAGTGCTGGAGTGGCTTTTAATTTCCCTGGAACTAAAGGAACAGCAACAACTGTAGAATTAACTGGTCATGGCGGAGAAATTGGATTTGTAGCACCTGCTAAAAAAGCCACAGAGACACTTATGGGTGGAATGAATGGCAAAAAAGTAGCAGGTATGGGTGCAAGACAAGAGTTATTTAGAGCAGCTATGCAACAAGGAATGATGCAAGAAATGAGTGGTATTAAAAAATCAGTTGATACTGGTACTAAAGCAAATATTGCTAATATGAATAGTATTAATAACACTACTAGTAATATGACAAGCAGTAATATTAATGGTGGTGGTGGTGGAGATACCAAATTAAGACCAATGAATGAATTTACACAAACTATATTAACTTGTGGTTTATGCTAATATCATAAAAGGAGATAAAATATGATGACCTCATTAGATGGGATGGTGTTTGGAATGCCTCCTGGAACACATGTAAGTGATGCAGTATTAAAAGCTTCTATGCCAACTGCTTCTATTACTCCATGTGAACCAGAGTTTAGTAGAGGACTTTCTTTATTTACTTTAAATGAAAGTAAAGGTAAAACAAAATACGATGAAATATTACATAATGTAGGGTTTAGTTTGTCAGGGAAAAGTGTTAATGTTGCTTATTTGGCAGATAACTTTCCAACTGATACTTTTAATAATGAATATGGAGAAACATTTTTAGATAAATTTTCCCAAGTTGCATCTAGTGGGTTAGGAGATTTAGCACAAATAGCTGGATGGACTGATTATAAAGTAGCTAAAGATCAGGCAACAAATTTAATGAATGCAATGCCAGGAGGAAAGGTTGCCTCAGATTATCTTGCAAAGTTAATGAATAAAACAGATACGACAATGAATAACAATCTTACTGAAAAAAATAGAAGTATGTATGATAGTATGAAAAGTGCTATGCAAGGAATAGTAACTGGAGCAAGAGTTGACTTTCCTCAAGTATGGAAGAATAGTAGTTTCACTCCTTCATACTCAATGACAATAAGATTATATAACCCAAATCCTGGTAGTGAAAAAGATACCAGAAAATATATAGTAGGACCTATAGCAGCATTAGTTGCATTAGGAATACCAAAAGTTTCAGAAGATTCATCAATGTATAAGTGGCCATTATTATGTAAAGTTAGATCACCAGGAATATATAATTTGAATGCTGCATATATAAATAGTATAGCAGTAATAAAAGGTGGAGATCAGCAAAGTATTGCCTATAATCAAAACTTAGCAATGTGTGATGTTAGAATAGATTTTGGAAGTTTATATAGTAGTATTTTATCTGGAGCAGGAAGTAAGAAGTATAGAGATAGTCGCCCAACATTAGCAGCTTATTTAGAAGGAATTGGTGGGGATGGTTTAAATAAAAACAAAGGAAGAGGACAAGTAAATTATGTTTCTAAAGGACCAGAGGTACCATCTAAAGCTCCAAATGAATTTTTAATGAAGAAAAATAATGCAACTTCTAAAATTGCTTCATCTACTGATACCCCTACATCAAGAAGCGCAGAAGCTTCATATGATAACTTGGGGTGGGGTATAACTGCATAATTAACATATTGAATTACGCATTGTTATTGTTAAATAATATGCTAAGTATAGATTAATTAAAGATTGAGTTTGTTTCGTTAAGTTGTTATATTCTTTATCAAACTTTATATCTTTAATGATAGTTTGAACAAGTTTGTTATTTTGTTGTTTAAAGTATACTAATGCTTTAGTTCTTTTAACAGACATTAATGTTCTAACATTTTTATAAAATTGATCTCCACAAAGATGACCTACCTGACTCAACTCTTTTACAAATAATTCTAATATAAGTCTGATATTATCTACATGTTTAATATCAGTCAAACTGTTTGATATTGAAGTAGCTATTGATGCACGGACTTTAGTAAGAGTTCGTGCATCATTAACCGCTTTTGCATCAATAACTTTATATACAGTTAAATTTTTAACAACATCATTTATAACTCTACTTGATTTTTCTAATTGTTGATACTGTGTAGAATCATCATCTTCTTTAGAATTTCTTATTGCCAATCCCTCTTTACTAGCCTTGTAATAAATTTCAGCAAAACTTTTAATACTTTGTGATACTCTAGTTCTACATTCAGTTATAAATGCTGTAATTCCTGGAACACTTTTAGTTTTAATATTGTTGCCATGTCTTTTATCCATTTCATTAGACATATAAAATAAAGATCCAGGTATAGTTTTTTCTCTTGAAAACAAATGGGTCTTAGCTAAATTTTCTAATGCATATTTGAATACATCTGGATTACAAAACTGCATTTGTTTGTGCATTAAATTAGTATAATTTCTAATGATATATATTATCAACATTGATTTATATGCTGCAACTTGTCTACTTTTATTTAAGGTCCACATTAAAAAAATATAAAAATTTGATATTGGATCAGCATGAAGTTTCCATTTAGCAGCTGGAGTTCCTGCATAAAATCTTCTAACATACTGAGTAACATCTTTCTCTTTTAATTTACATATGTGTAGTAATTCATAGTAATATTTCTTTAGTGTTGGATAATAACATGGTTCCGACAAACTGGATAGTTCTTGAGCTGCAATTTTATGCAATATTCTTTTTAATTTATTTAAATCAATATTAGATTGTTCAAGTAATATTTCCATATTTTATGAATCCAATGTAAAAATTTTAATAGTAATATCAGATTTAGTAAAGTGCATCCACTCAGGACTATATTCTAACAATTGTGTTTGAGTAAAATCATCTATATCAAAATCGAAAAATACTGCAGTCTCTGGTTTTAATACTCTACAATGAGAAACTCCATCAACATTATGAACTAAATCTATAATTTTTGAACGTCTTATATCTATAGAAACGCCAAATGTATCTGAATAATAATCCATAATTGAAGTCTTAATATTGGTAATTAAAGTTCCTTCATCTATCGAAGAATCATTTTCTTTAAACACCTCTAGCGATATTTTCAATGGAATATCAAATATTGGTTCTCTCCATCCTAATTCCCCATATACATATTTAGTATATTTGTTAGTAACATATACAATATCATTTTCTTTTGGTTCTATAAAAGTATATATATTAGCAGTTGAATCAATACACATTGCTATCTTATCTCTATGACCTGTCCAATCACCACCTTCTGTACCACTAACTATATATCTATCTCCTATTTCACTTGTTGTTGGTATTGCTGACATACCAATATCAATAACTGAATTTTTTGTAGTGTTATTTAATAACATATTTTTAGATTTACCAGTTGAATTAGATAACTTTATATTATTAAAATCAGTAAGCATTCTATAATTTTTTAAATCAAATGAAGATACAAAAGCCTGCAATACTTGAACTTCAAAAACTACTTTATCTATATCATCATAATAAGATTTTTTTATCATAGGAATATCATATATAATTGTACTTGTTCCATCATCTGATGTGTTAGATAACATATAAGATTTTAAATCTTTTCTTACTATAAAATCTGCTGAATATTGACTATTAGTCTGAGTAACTGCAAGACCACTTACCTCAGCAGGATTAGATATAAGAAAAGTATATGTTTGGGAATTTTTAGGCAAATGTAAATAACTGTCAAATATATAAACAAACTTTCCTCCACCAACTCCTGGAACATTAGTCATTTCATATGAATCATCAGTAGATAATATTGTCATAGTACATATACATTCATCATAATTAGCTTCAGTAGAATAATATGATAATTCAAAAGCAACCTCAGAAGTACTATCAATTGAAACTAATAAGTTATTGACATTAAAATTAAATATAGATTGATTATCATAAGTCCAACTTTCTATCAATGTTGGAACTAAATTTATTTCTCTCATAATATAATGATAATATGCTGCCTCATTCATTGGATCAATAGTCATATCAAATAATGTTATATAGTCAACATCATCAATTTTTTTAACATATTCTCTAGCAAGATATGTTGTGCCATATGGAAATTGTTCACCTTCACCTAATGTTATAGTTCCATTTATAGAAGGGACTATATCAGAACCAAATTCAAGAATAGTATATATTTGAATTTCATTCATTTTTAAATCTGATCTTTTTAATACTGGAATTGAATTAGATTTAATAGGTGCATCAGGAACAACAACATCAAAGTTTTTATAATCTTGTTCTGAAACCAATCTGTTTAAACTGGTTAAACTTTTAATAGAGTTGCTTCTAATCTCTTGTAAATCTTCTTCATCTTTACCATTATAAGCTGGAGCTGGATTAGTTACTGTATATGAAATTATTTGGGTTTCTTCATTTTGTTGACTATATATTCTATCGCCTGTAGTAATAGATCCAGTTATAACATTACCATCTGAACCTTCTGTTTCATTAACATGAACAATTACTGTTGATCCTGCAGCAGGTTGTATTCCAATGATGCCATTACCAAAATATAATTTTCTGCCTGCAGAAGATACTCTCATAACATAACCACGGTCAGAATTACTCATTAGATATAAACTATCAAATCTAGTATATAAAAGACCTTCACTAGTTGTCGCTTCATTCGGACCTCTAACATAAACTTTTAAACTAGAAACTTTCCCCTCAACAGGAACATCAATATCTGTAAACTGATATGGTTGTAAATCTTCATCTATTACAAATTCTTGATATATTGTTTTATATTGTTTTAAAGGAATTATAAATTGAAAATTCATATTTTCAGAAGTAGTATCAATATTATATGGAACATCAATTATCTTTCCTGATGCTGATGCTGATATAGACACTGATGTATTATCAGTTACTATAATATCCATATCATAATAACTAATAAATATTATACCATCAGCAGTTTTAAATTCAAACCCAGCAGGAATTTGAAATTTTGTATTAGAATCATTAAACGGTAAAGGGATTGTCATTAAAACACTGCCAATTGCAAAATTTGCTTCAGCCGGACTATACCCAAGAAATGAACTTAAGTTATGAATTGATTCAGGAAGTTGTGCCTGCGTAAGAAAGAATTCTTTATAAATATTGCTCTGATAAAACATAAGATTAGAAGCAAGAGTAGTAAAAATATCTATAATATACGATAGAAATGATGACTGAGTTAGATCAACTTCATTCAACTCCATATATTGTTTAAGTAATTCTATTACTTGTTCTCTAATAGCATCTCTTGATGCATATATTGTCTCAGATACTGGTGTATTATCTGCCATGGTTTATCCTCTATTTATATTTACGAGTTGCAGCTTTAAAAATTTCTAATAAATCTCTTTTAGATGGACTTTTTCCATATTGAAATTGGAATAATTTATCAACATCTTCAATGCTTTTACTCATTAGATCTATTCCTGATCTTTTAATAACAGGATTCATTTTATTGAATAAACCTTCCTTTAGTTGTTGTAAATATTCTTTAGTCATTGTTTATCCTTTATGATTCTATTAGACCCGCATTATCGTTCCACATGTCAGTTAGATTAGTTTTAAGTTCCTCATCTTTGGCCAACATTCTAGTCAAAGTTTTAGCTTCTTCTACTGTATGAATTTTTTTATCATAATCAACAAACACATAAGTGTTTTCTGTTTTTGCTTCAATTTTTTCAACGCCTTTACTTTCATACACTTTACATCTTAATTTCCAATATCTTTTTTCTGTATTTGGATAAGGTTCTACTCCGGTGATTTTAAATAAAGGGTATGTATCATTTTGTGATTGAAGGTATTGTGATTCAAATTTAACTATATCGTTAGCATAAGGGGTTATGCCATATACAGAAGGAAATACTATACTTGTTTCTTGTTCTTTAATTAAACCAGTTTCAGTTCCATCAAATTGTGTTGCAATTTCTTCGGAGAAATACACAGGAAGTAGTAAATATTTATCCCATTTCATTCCTGACAAATCTCCTGTTTTTTCATAGGCACCACCGTATAACTGTTCGTCATCCCATACAGTAGTTTCCTTATTTATGTTCCAATAGGTTGTCAGAAAAGCCACTCCATGCTTACTATAGTAGTCTAAGACTAGTTCTTGGTACTCATGAATATACTCGTATAATCTCTCCCAATTTTGCATAATTTACCTCTTTATAGAAGCTATAAATTGATTAAGAATAGGTTTCACTATTGCTTGTTTCTTTAAGATTTTCATTTTAATTTCTGAATTATTAATCGTTTTTTCTACTACTAATGGAGTAAACTTTCCATCTATAGTATAAACTTTAACCCAACCACTACTCAATTCTTTAGCTAATGTAAATGTATAATGTGAATTTAAATGTTTTCCTTTTTTCTTTAGGATAACTTTAAACTTGTTGTCATCTTCAATAGGAATATCACATAGTATTTCTTCTATTTGTATAAATTTGCCATCTTCCTCATATTTATCAATAAATTCATTAACATGTTCAGAAGGACCTTTTACTAGTTGTTGAGCAATATATTGATTATTAACATCTTGTCCTATAACATTAAACATTAAAAATTCTTTGGACATCTCAATAATAATTAACTGAACATTGCCTATATGGCGTTTAGTTAATATGCCTGAGTATGTTTTTAATATTCCAAAAATAATTCTATGTTTCATGTTTTTTCCTATTGTTAATAGAATAAGTTTTAATAAAATAAGGTTTTAAACTATTGAATTTATTCTAAAATAATTGGTGAAAAAAGTGGTTCCTGGTATATATCAAGAACCACTTTTAGTTTGTTTCTATGAATCAAATTTTAATATATTTTGAGAATCTATTTCTACAGATAAGAATTCTTGCTCTCCATTATATTCTAATTCTATGTCTGCAATAAAACCATGACCATTATTCATAAAAGAAACTTCTACGTTAGTAACCAAAGCCCTATCATCATATAACATTAATCTATATTGTATTTCATTAATTATAGAATCAATAGTATCTTGATCAGCAGGTTCAAATACAAATTTATATAATTCACTACCATATTCTGGATTGCCAACATATGTTCTAACTTGAGTTAATAGGATATTATTCCAAGAATTAAGAATAGTTTGAGTATTACTAACTAAAGAAAAATCTCCGGATGAAGATACAGTTGGAATATAATCAATAACTCGACCTTTTGATCCAATTATATTTTTTTGGAATTTTTCTAAAACATTAGCCATTATTTATTCCTCCCATCCTCAATCATTTTCATTCTTTGATCTTCTATGTCTGCTTTCCACTTTAGAAGATCATTGAATCTTTTTACAGGCATGTGCATTATATCAATATAATTTTGATGCAACATTTCTATACAAGCAAATATAGAATCGCTTAGTATTTTTTTATAATCATCTACTATATCAAGCTGAGTACACCATGCGAAAGAACTGGGAAACCAAATCGATATCCACATCCTCTTCCGCTGAGCAATGCGGACAAAATGATTTCATTTTTAAGTCAACACCATACTTACCAAGCTCATCTTGATATGTTTTATGTATAACTCTTTTATCTCTTGCAGGTAGAGTAAGATAAGCATCAAGTAAATCAACTCTTTCTCTGTATACTTTAGGAGCTTTCTCAGTTTCAATTTCTTGTTCGAACCTATCAATGATTAATGTTTCAGTAATTAATTCTATTGAAGATCCTGGTCTACTACTAAGGTTTCTAATTGCTGTCATTTCATCCCATAATGATGGTTGTTTAATAACTGCAGTTATTCCTTTTGAAACTGGTAGTGCAACTTTAAATTCTTTCTTTAAAATATCCTTATGAGGGAATATATTATAATTAAAAGTATCAGATGCCTGTACAGTAACTGGATATTGTTTTCCACAAGTAGAACAAGTTATATCATAATTTCTTACTTCCTCATAAGTAATATGATATAAACCATATAACAATGCGTCTCTATCCTTCAAAGTACAAGTTTTCAAAAAAGATTCAAAATCTTTAATGGATGTTGGTTTAACAACAAGAGTTTCATAAATACATTTGTTTAAATGTTCAGTAATTTTGTTTGGTGAAACTAAACTACCTTTCATTTTTTCTTCTTCAGAAACGTTTAAACTTCTTACATTAAATGTAAGTTTAGTATGCGGTGTAGTAACCTCATACTCCGGATACGACAAATTAAATCCTGTGAATGGCATTTTGATCTCCCTTTCATTCATATCTAATTAATAAAATTCCAACCTATCTTGTTTTATCTATTTTCAATTGAATCTTGGTTATTTTAGCTTGTAAACTTTTCTTACAATTTTCACTATTTTTGGCTTTGTTGCATGTGCTCATTCCTGAGCGTAGCTTTTGGATTCTCATACCCAAAGCTTTAGTTTTATATCCTTTCATACATGCTACTTTATCAGGTCTACCTTTACATGCTTTAGCAGCTTTACTTAAATATTGTTGATATAATTTAGCAGCGGCAAATGCTATCATAGCGGCAGCAGCACCTGCAGTGGCACCAACAACTATCTTATTTGTTGAAGCCTTATTAGCAGTATCAGAAACTAATTCTGCAGCAGCTTTTGATCCTTTTTTAAGATTTGATTTAGCAGCAGACATAGCAGATTTCATACTGTCATAAAGAGTTGCTGCATATGCTTGTTGATCTCCTGTTTCTTTTAAGAAATTTAATATCACCTTAGAAGATGATAATCCATATTCAAACACTGGACCCATTTCAACAACCAATTTATATAAATGATTATGATTTTCATAAATTAAATCTTGAAAGTGTTCCCATATTTTATGTTCATCTACAATATCATATTTCTTTTCTGGTATTTCATTATTAACTATTATGTTTATAATTTGATAATCAGAAGCTTCATTTTGAATAAAATAATTTAATTCTTTATTACTACTAGTCTCACAAATAGTATCTCTACATATTTTAAGAAATAGAAGTGAATCATTTATATTCATATGAACCTCGTTGTCATGAAAAAAAATAGTCGAACCCATGATAAAAGAGTTCGACTATTTTTTATATTAAAATTAATTTATGCTTTAGATTTTTTACTTTTAATTTTCTTTTGAACTTTAGCAATTTCTTTATTAGCAATAGCTTTAGCTTCTGGAGTTTTTGCAGCATCTCTTTTGGCTTTCAAACTTTTAATCATTTTGTAAAGACCAAACAATGCAGCAACACCAGCAGCTCCACCAGCAGCACTGTATGTTTTACCATATTTCTGAATATGGGCACCAGTAGCGGCAGTAGTTTTTTTAGCAATTTTTCTTATTTTATCCATATTACTTACATTTGGAGTTGGAGTAATAACACCTTCATTTCCCTCATTTCTACCTTCGGTTAAATCATTAAGGAAATCTCTATCCAAGGTACCAGTAGCTCTAGCAAATTCAAGAATAGGTTGGGCAGAAGAATAACCAAAATCAGCAACTGGACCCATTTCGTAAACAATAGTCATTATATCTTCTTGAAGTATATCTTCTTGAAGAGATTCTGCATTTAAAATAACAGCTTCTTTAAAAATTGACCAAATAACTGCTTCTGAAACATTATCATACTTTGCTTCAGGCATCTCACCAACTGTTACAAGATGCATTACTTCATAATCTGATGCTTCATTTTGAATATAATTAATAAGCTCTGTTTTTTCTTCAATATCAGAACTCATAATGGATTCAGCAACATAACCTCTTGCTACTTTTAGTAGAAATAAACTTTCAACGATTGGATGTAACATAATAATCCTCCTATTTGTGTATCTTATTTATATTTTATTTAAGTTGATGAACCATAAGTATCTATAGTTGTTTTACCACCTTTGATAGATTTTGCAAAACCTGCACATTTTTCATGTACCCAATTTTCATGCCACACATAGTCTACATTAAATTCAATTTCAATATCTAATTTTCCGATACTTTCAATATCACTTGCATGCAAATCGGCCGGATCTTTTGTTGGGAACACTCCATCATAACATGCATAATACTCAATAGTCTCTGCATCTGGTGCAGTAGTCCAGTAGTACAATAATGATGAATAAGTCTTTTTAGAATATCCTTGACCATCAGAAGGGGTATCTTTTAATTTTCCTTCATCTCCTGTGGCTCCAGTTCTATAATCTCTGATTGCTTTAATCCATCTATGCATGATAGATGTAACAGGCAATCCTTGCATTTCAGTAAATTTTATAGATATTGAATTTCCATAATCAAGATTACCAGGTACTGCCCATTTAACTCCACCAAGTCCAGTAAACTCAATTTTATTTAATGTTCCACCTGGAGGTGTTACTCCAGTGCAGGTAGCTGATAATATTTGACCGGCAGTAGCTGCATTCATACTGCCTGTCACTGGATCTTCAATTTTAAACAATTCTGGTAGACCTTCAAAATATATAAAATGATAACCAGTTATATATGGATCAGCTACTCCAGTATTATGTCCACCCCAACGTCTTGATAACATATTTTTTGTAGTTGCTAAAAAAGCATTTTTTAAAGCCATAATTTATTCCTCCACACTAATTTTTCTTTTAAGAAGATTTAAATCCTTTACGGATCATTGAGAAATATTCAATCATTCTTTTATTCACAATATGATCCTGAATATATTATATTTCTTTATATTTTGTTCTAAATAAAATGGTAACTAGTTGGTACGGAATTATCTCCCTGTCTATATATTAACTATAGACAGGGAGATACATTATATTACTTTTCTTTATCATTCGAGATTGATAGTGACCTAAAATCTTTAAGTTGGTTACCTAATTGCATGCTAAGTTTTCTTGCCTGTAATGCTTTAGTTTTACTTCCTCTACCTTCCTTTCCACCCTCAGCCAATTCAGTAAATGTGTTAAATGATTCTTTCAATCTTTCAACCGATTCATCATATTCTATTAAACTCATAATTCTATCTCCTAATTAAATAATTATCTCATACTACTGTATGATTTAATATATGTTCTATTACAAATACTATATCAGCCTGTATACGGAAAAAACAGGGAATAGAAAACTTTAACATATTCTATTCCCTGTTTGTCTATTATTTAATGAAGAAATTTAGACTAATTTTTTCCGCTACTCTAGTAGGTTCTAAAGTAATATTAACATGGAAAGTTTTAGTTTTCTTTTCATAATCAGTAGCTCCAACTTCAACACTGAAGCTATATAAACCTCTTCTTGTTTGTATATCATCTAAGAATGAAACAATTCCTCCTGATACTTGACCCCAGGTAATATGATCATTTTGTTCAAAGATAAAGTATCTACAATATTGTTCAAGAGCACGTTTACAATAAAGAACAAGTCTAACAATGTTCAAGTCTTGTAATGCGCTTGGTTTAGATTGAGATGTTAATTGACCCCAGTTAACATAACCTGGATTAAATTTAACAATTGGATTTAATTGTTTTAAATACATTTGATCTCTTTGACCTAATCTTGGATTAAATCTAAGCTCTTTAATAGTATCAATTGAACCTCTATTAAAACCAGCAGCAGCAAACCAAATCTCTGCTACATTATCATTTCTAGGTAATAGATATGACATATGATATACAGGTGACACCCAAATATCTTGACCAGTAAATATATCATATACTTTATTATATTCTTCGTAAATAGCACAGAAATAATTATTAAATACATTTTGATTAGTACGAACATCCATTGCATTATTAAATGAAGAATTATCTCCATTATCCATAATAGCTACACAGTCACGTCTAGTTGTTACCAAAGTTGAAATTGCAGTTTTAACATCTGATGGATAACCACAATCAAATACTATTGAATAATAAATATTTTCTTGGTCGAGTAATTCATCAACGGAATCCACTGGATCATTAGGGCTAGTTAATATTCCTGAATATCCTTGAGATAATAAATCAGTTGCTCCACCTGGATTAGATGTATTTAAATCTCCACTAGCATCAAGAAGAGAACCATCACTACCTTTCTTTAATGGTGTTGGTTCTGCAGTTATAAATGCTGTTGCTACAGAAGTAAATGCTTTTTTAATTACATAAGTAATTTCATCAGTATCGTCAAATAAAGCAGTATTACCTATCCAATTTTGAGCCCCACCTGATACTCTATCATTATATACTTTTATAGTATCATCATCTGAATCCATAGCTCCTAACCAACCAGTAAGTTTATTACCTCTTTGATCAGTTAATTCTACACAATAAGTATATGGAAATGATGTGGAAGTCCAATCATTGAAATCTTGTTTTATATCAGTTAATGTTGCTGAACTAGCAGCCACCTCAATAGATACTGTTCCAATTTCTTTATCATATACTCTAATCAATGCCTCATAACCAGGAGATAATATTTCATCTCCATCCGTAGTCATTTCACATCTTAAAACAGATGAGTAATTATTTAGAATATATTGAATCCAAATAGAATCACCAGTACTATCCCTAATACTTGGATCAAATGAAACTTCAAATGATTCCACTATAACTTCAGAACCATCATCTTGTTTTTCATAAATATCTAGTACATATATTCCATCTAGCATTGGGTTAGCATGTGCTGTTATTCTAACACTCAAACCATTATAATACTCACCTCTACCAATTGGATATAAAACACATAGTGGAAATGTAGTGCCTGTAGCTGCTAATGCAGTTCTAATTTCTAATTTAGAATTAATATCACTAGATGGAATATATTCTAATGATACTGTAGCGGTAGAATCTAAATCAGTCATATCTACATTAATTTTTACATTTGAAAACGATGCATTTTCTGGCATGCATCTAATAAAATATAATGAACCTGATTCTCCAAGATAATTGTATGCACAATATAAACCTTGGCCGAAGTTCTTTCCATATTCAGTGATATTAGGTTCACCATATTCAGAAATTAGTTCAGCTCTTCCACCAATAAATTTTAATACGTTGTCTTCACCTTTTTTAGTTAGACCACAAATCAAACCAATAGTACTTGGAACAGCTCCTACATAATTGCTTAGGTCTGTGATTGTAGTATATACACCTGGTGATATTGGACTTGCCATAATGTTTCCTCCCATTAACGGATTCTTGTTAGTTTTTTAAACGAATTTCAATCTCTACTTTCTTAAATCTACTTTAATGTGAAAATCCTTTGGAGGTATCTCTAATTAACCTTTATAAATTTATTTTGTTTTTAGCAGTATAAGTACCAGTAAAATACTAATTGTCTTGAATCATCTTTCCGAATACTTGGAAATGTAACTATACTAAAGATATTAA